CAGCCGAAATCGGCTGGGCACTGTGGCGAAAGCCGCAGAGAGGGAGCGAGCCGGATGCCGGCTGGCCAATGATTGTCCGCTTACGCGGAAATCATGGCCACCAGCTCCGCACCGCTCACGAATATCGGTTCTCCGTAGAAGGCCAGGCGAGCGCCGAGGGTCGTGATCGAGCACGAGAAACCGTGATTCGAGATCGCAGACGAAAGACCGCATGGCGCACCGTAATACGCGTAACCCCCGACGAACAGCAGCTGACCACCCGTAGCGAACCAATACCCATCGCAGTAGTATGTATTAGAACCGGCACCAACAGCCTGGCATATCATATCCCAGTATTCGCCAAGTTCCATGCTCTTAGCATAAGTACCACTGCCACTCTGAGAAGAGAGGGCACAGACAAACTCACGGCCTTCAGCGGTATTGCTGACAATATTGCCGTCATAGACGACAGCATAGCGCACGTCGTCACGCATCTCGAAGCGGATGCCAGGACGGAACTCCCATAGTTTTCCCCATAGGTCCTCGAAGCCGAACAGTTTGACAGGATATTGGTCGCCGATGGTGGCATCCGTATAGAACACCTTACCTGAACCGTCGCCTAATGACTTACAGAGGCCCATAGGCACGTTACGAGCAGCCTCCCATGAACTCGTCTGGAATCCAGCACCGATAACCTCCTGAGAGTTCAGTGAGCCATAGCGGGCCTGGAAGAGCGCATTGATAAGACAATGGAAGCCATAGTTAGCCAATCCCCATTGTGTGCCGAGTTGCTGTGCGCAGTTCCAGAAGGCGCTCATCGTCTTAGAATGGCCAGGAGCCACGTTCGGGCGTGAGTGTCCGGCACCGCCACCATCTACTGACATCTTGTAAGCACCTACCCAATGTGGTGAGCCAAAGACATGTCCTCCGTCAATAGGTACGAGACCGCCGAAGTTCAGCGTCTTGTTTTCTCCGAGGAAATGGCAGTCAGGCACATGGATCATCGTCTCACAAGCCGCTTCGATAGCTGCTGTGACAGGTGTTGCATCCGCGAACTTGTCCCATGTAGAGCCATTCAGTTTGGCAGCATATACCTTTCCGTCCTTACGGAAAAACATATAGCCACCCATCTGAGCCTGATAGAGTTCTGCAGCACCACGATTATTGACCGTGAATGCAGGGTTAGAGTTTTCTTCCAAAGTGTGTTTGGAAGCGAGCGCACCGACCACCGTTGACGGGATGGCCGCATTAGCAACCTCAGAAGGCAGCGCTTCGTAGAAGTTGCTTGCACTGGTGACACACAACACGCGAGCGATGCCTTCACCAGGGTTGAGGGATGTTTTTGCTTTCTTCATTTCGTTTTATTATTAAAGGGTTGTTATTAAAGCCTTTAGCGGCCCAGCCGAGAACGGCTGGGAGTGGTGGCTATGTGCGAATGGCGATAGTGTTCCCGTCGGACAGTTGGATGAGTTCTCCGTCTTCATCAGCGAGGACATCATAGACTGTGCGTAGTGAGACAAAGGGATCCACGAGATACTTCACGCCGAGTGTGTTGAAGAGCTTGTTGCCAGGTACCGTCACCTCCATGCCATACTCTCCGAGCATTTCGGGAGGATTTGTCGAACCCTGCTGACGTATGCCCCAGTTTGGCATGAGCCAGTGGCGTTTCTGTTCGGCAGTCATATCATCATGCTTTGCCACATGCACCATCATGCCGAACGTCATCCATGCCGTTTCGGGGAATACGCGGTTGCCTCCATAGGAGAACACCGTAGGCAAAATCTTTGGAAAGCGCCATGCGATAGCTGCTGTTGCCTCATTGTGGATATCTGGAGCCGCTGTTGACGTACCGTTAGTTACACCGATGCGACAGCGTACCAGGATGTCCTCTATAAAATCCATATCGACCGCCAGTGTCGCGCTATTCTTACCGTTGACATACCATAGGCAGTCATCCGTGATGGCGAGCCATGTAGCACCAGCATCCAGGGAGTAGTCCCAGAACCACGCCACCTGAGCCGTCTTATCCACGCCACCCAGTCGTGCTTCCGCCTCGAAAGTGTAGATGGTGGTAGCAGCAGAAAGCGGGAAGTGCTTACGAGTGCGGTCACACAGGATATTGATGCTCCACTGTTCGTCAGCCTGCAATACAGCCGACAGTGAGAGCGTGTCGGACATGATCTGAGGAGAAGACGTGCGCGTGTCAACGAAGCGGCATTCACAATACACCTTGACACCATTCTGATGAGTGAAGTTCTTACGGACGTAGAGAATGTCGCCCACCAGGTAGTAGTCAGCCGTTGCATCCGTTGTCGTCACCTGCGTATCGTTGATGTACCAGTATATCTGAGGTACGATGCTCTCCACGTCCAGGTTCTTATCGACATCGTATATCGTATATTCCGCTTGCAGTCGAAGTGCTCCATCCGTCTGTTGGCCATGCGCATCGATGACCGGCGCAATGGAATGATCCGGCAGCCACTCCTGTGTAGTCTGTCTATAGAACTGGAGTGACGACATGCCACCCAGAATAACGATTTTCATCGCCGTGTTCAGCGGGCGGAAAGTCGTCGAGACAGCAAACGGTTGTGAGTTTTGGAGTTGTTTCATATCTTTTCTTTTAGAACTGCGATAATATCGCAGCATACGAGACTATTATTACACAGCGGAGAACCGCTGGGCATAGTGCTATTTAGGCAAAGCGAGGATGTCGTATTCAGCAAGCGACTTGATGACGTAATCGACGATGACAGACGGATTGATAGAGATAGCCTTGCCCTGAGCGTTGATAGCCAGCAAGCGAGTAACATCAGCGCCATTGTTAGTCGTTGTTGCCGTCAGCGGCACGTATGTATTGGCAGCATCCGTGGATTTCAGGAATGGAGTGAGGTCTATCTGTCCTACCATCGGGTCCCAAATGGTGCCGTTCCACACGTAGTTCGTGCCAGCAGGAATTTTGCCATTCTCAGCCACCACATTATACATGTGTCCCTTCTTCATGCCCGAAGCAGGAAGGTGAGCAAAATCCTCCACCTGTCCCTCATAGGAGATAGCAGCACCCAGTGCGATAATCTTTGCCAGCAGTTCTGCGATAGCCGCCTGTACCTGAGTGGCCACCAGTCCGACTATGGCCGTGAGGTTCACGTCAGCCGCCTGTCCCGACTTACCCGCCTCCGATACTGTGTCGTCGATGATCTCGCGTACCTTACTCTCATCTATGGGTTCGTCACCACCACCATCCTCGATAGGTGTGACAGAAGCCGTTGCCGGTTTCTTGAATACAGCGAGGCGATAAGTCTTACCCTCCTCGGCCTTGGTGAAGTTGTAAGAAGCCTCCTTGTAGGTGAAGAACGAGTCTTTACGAAGCCATGAGCCATTATCTTGCAGCTCATCGATACTTACCACGTAATAGTCCTCCTTAGCGTAGGCGACTGCGATGGTGTTTTTACCCGTAAATTGGTCTGAGACAAATTTCGGGTGGGAATAGGAAAATTGCAGTTCAGTCATATCGAAAAAATTTATTTTTGCACAAAGATACGAAGACGGGGTGACGAGGGCGGGACAAAAAGCCCCACCGAAATCGGCGGGGCATGTTGATTATTCGGGGAGTGGGAGGCACATGCCGGACATGTTTGCGAGGTGGTAGCGGCAGCCGATGTATAGCGAGTCGAAAGCGTCCGTGCCATCGGTACGGTATTCGAGACGTACCGAGTCATCTTCACTCTCAGACAGTTTTTCACCAGCTTTCCATTTGCGGAAGCCACGATAGGACATCTGTACCTCGGCAGTGGTAAGAGCGACAATCAGCGCCTCGTTATTCTCGCGGTTGATGCGGATAGCCGGATAGATAGCCCCTGCCAGAGACTCGTTGATATCCTTATATTTCTGTTGATGTTCCACCGGCGCACCCATATCAATGGCACGGACGTTCCAGCCGTAGTTTGTCAGTTCGGAGATTACCACATCCTTGAAGTCCTCAGCCCCTTCGAGTGCATAGCCACGGAATTTCGCTGTTGCATCGTAGAAAAACACTACCTCTTTATTTTTCTTCATGTGAGGTTTGTAATAATGATGCCAGTCAGCCATCAGTTCACGCAACTTACGTTCATACTTCACGTACATCGAGGAAAGCACGTTGAGACATTCCTGGTTGTCGCGTTTATACAACTGTCCCGTGACTACCCAGTTGATGTTGGCATTGTAGTCGAGGGCGATATACAGCGGCAGCGCATCCATCACGTCACCATCGAGGGTGCAGTCCTTCAGGTTGCCCAGTCCGTAGAAGTCAGGAGTCTCGTATTCCTCCTCGGTAACAGAACCACCGAGCACCGAAGAAGCCTTTTTCTTTGTGAAAGAGTTGTCAATGGCAGGGCAATCGTCGGGGATATATCCATGCACATTCTCGATGTCGAGGTTAGAGTAGAAGCCATCGTTAGACTTCTGTACTTTTTTATTCAGAATAGATATGGCAAAGACCACCGGCGGCAGGTCACGCGCCATGCGAGCGATGTACGAATCACCAAGGATATCTATATTGTCAAGTGAGGAAGCCCTCCAGAAGCAGAAAGCGTTGCACTGCAATTCACGGATATGTCGCTGGTACGGTTTAGACTCCGATATCATCATCATGTCGAAGTCCTGTTCCGGCGTAATGAGATACTTATGACAAAACAGCAGTTCCGCTTCATCAGGAGAGATTAGTTTATAGTTGATCGCCATGTCGAGCATGGCCTTGTTGATACGTTTTCCGTAGTTAGGCAGGATTTTGAAAGGTCCCTCATGGTTAATCATCATGTTTGCCTTTGCCTGGATAGCTGCAATCTGTTCTGCAGGCAGCAGGATAGGCACACAGCCATCGCGTTCGGCATTACGCAACAGTTCGTTAGCCCACATAACCCTTTCCGCATAATCAGTGAGCAGCTGCTGTATCTCGCGGTACGTCTTATCTGCGAAGCGTCCAGACTCAGGGTGCATATCCAGTTTTTCCTCCTCCTTCTCCAGCCAGTTACCCTTTGCTGTGAGCGAAGCATCAGAGGCGAAGAAAGTAGATTTGAATAGCGGGTTAGCATCAGAAAATGACGGATCGCCGAGTGGATGCACTATACCTGACAGTGCCGGCATGATTTCGCCGTCAATCTTAGCCTTAGACATAAACTTACACTCATCCGCCACGATGCTGTTAGCCGTGATAGAGTTGGCAGAGCCAGTGACGGCGAGTGATATAAGTTGCCAGATAGTGCCATTAGCGAACCAGATGACGTTATCCCAGGTCTTAGGCGTGATGACAGGCTTTTGTACCCATCGCGGCGGTTTTCCCCATCCGAAATGCCGTCCCTCCTGAATATTGAAAAAACGCTCAATGGCCGCAATGGTGCCAGGTACGGTACGTGTGTATAGCTGTTTGCGGGAGTTACCCAGCCACAGGTTAGTAGCACGAGGCATAGACTGCGAGACACGGTATATACGCGGTCCTATGGATCCGTCCGTCTTACCGAAACGTCGAGCAGCCAGCAGTCGCACATCCCTTGCATTCGAGTAATAGATGCGCTGCTGCATCGGGTTCATATAAACGTCACGTCTCTTAGCCATTCTCGTCGAAGATATCCTTTTCGGGTTCAGGTTCTGGTTGTTCATCCGGCATCTGCCAGGTTCCCTCCGAGTTCTGTATCATATCGACAACCTGTTTGTCGGTAAGACCATAACGACGAGCAAACTTCTTTTTCTCCTCGTCGGTATAGTTTACGCGGTCGCGCTTCACAACAGACACATCGCCTGTGATGTTGATTTCAGAATCCGGCATCTGATCAACAGCATTCTCTTTCTCCTGGAAGTTGTTATTGAGTTGCATTTTCAGGTCGGCACCCGACTTGACGCTGCGAGGGTCGCCCATTTTCATTCCCTCACGGATGAGCCAGTCGGAGGCATCCTGTACCTTTGCCTTCTCGATATT